AATTGTTGATTTTTCTCAGCGGCCGCTGTCTCTCTTGCTTGTGATGCTCTAGTCTTTCTAATTTCGGGAAGCATTACTTTTTCATTCCTGATTTATCAAAGGCCGCAAAGCCCATGAAAGCACCTACGATACCTGCTTGTGCTAAGTAAAAGAGATTTGATACGTCTGTGAGTAGTTGTATTCTAGAGTCTGGAATCAGAGGTGTAAACATAATCATTGTGAATAGCAACATAGAACCTAATGCAACCCAAGCCATATTTCTTTGATGCATTTGTTTTCTGTTCAATCTTTTTACTTCTTCTGTCTGTTGCCAATTATCAATTTCAGCGTCTGATACAACACCGTCTTGATTAGCGTCCATCTTATTGTACTTAGAATCTTTCTCTAATTTTTTTGCTGTCATCTTTGTTGTTTCCTTCTTTCTTCTTCTTCCTCTAAATGATTTCTTAGTAGAGCAACATATATGTCACGTTCAAAAGGAATCATATTCTCTAATTCAGTCAAAGAGTATTTATGATGATGCATAAGTGCGAAATTGAGTTGATATAAATTACTTAGCGAATTATGTATCAACCCTAAGTAAAAAAACTCTGTAAGCCCTCCAACTTTATGCTATCTTTCTGTTTACACTCTGGACATGTCCATTCTACATCATGTGTTAGTTTAGGCACATTCTCAAAAAATTCAATAAGCTTACGAAACTGAGTTTGACTCAATGACTCTAACCATTCATTCATCTCTTCTTTTGAGAAATCATTATATACATTATCTTTATCGAATACATATTCTACAAAGATTGACAATGTACTGAATACATCACTTTCATTTTTACCAACTAAACTAGCATCATTGATGTATGGGTATCTCACTTTGACACCTATCTTATCATCTAACATCAACTTACCATCAGACACTTCTCCTTGTATCTTGATAGAGTCTAAATCAACTTCTAATTTAGTTTTGTGTTGACACTCGTTATTTTCATCACTATGAGATAGCATCAACTCTACTTTTTCTCCAACTGATTTACCTCTAAGCTGTAGAAACAAATACTCTATATCAAATAGTGTGAGTTTATCAATATCTACTGTATCAAGAATACAGTTAGACAATATTGTAACGATAGCGTTTTCTATCTCTTTCGTATCTTGTCCCTCTAAGGCCATGTATAGTATTTTCTCTTCTCTTACAAGAAATGGCCTAAATTTGATTTGTTGTTTAGTAGAGGGAATCTCCGTCATAAACTCGGGAGAAGCGAGTGCTGGTAAAGTCATGATAACTCCTTATTATATCTTTCTTATCAATCCAAATGGGGTTTTAAAAGAACCCGTTATATTTAATCCGTCTGATAGAGATACGTTCCCTATCCCCGGTAGTGAAGCTGAGAGTCCGAGTCCGTCTCTCCCAAAAGAGAATCCGAATGCCGCTCCTAGTCCTGGTTGATCAACTTTGTTGTATACTACTTTGTAATCTCTATAACCAAAGTTTATTTGCTGTTTGACAAGATCAGCATTACTCCAAGACATTTGCACAGGCCCTATAGCAAGAGGATATGCTTCTTGTAATGTATGCACACTCATCAAGTCTCCTGCAGAACCGAACTGTCGAATAGTTACAGTCCCTACATACTCATCATAGTAAGACGGATTGTGTTTGCCACCAGCTCCAGATCCAAACGCTCCTGTGTTTATTATTTTATCGTGCCACTGCTCAAAATATGATCTTTCTCTAAAGTCTTCACTCATCAACATAGACATACTAACGTCTGTGTATGTAGCTCCGTATCCTACTTTTCTGAGAGGACCATATATTCTATATTCTGTTGATGCTATTGTTCTTCCTGGTATATCGACAGTATCACAACGCAACATTATATTTCTCTCAATCGCACTTGCTCCAGGGCCAGTCACTTGCACTTCAAAGTGAGATGTTTGTGCAACTCCTGATTTACTTAATTCTGCTGAAAAGCTATTTACATTAAACGGCATTTCTACTGTCTCTCCAAACTGTATTCTTACTTGCTTTCTCAAATCGTTCAACGGGAAGAAAGAGAGCAATGTCCCACTCTGAAGCATTAATCTCTATAAAACGTGAGCGAACTTGTGACGTAAGATATTTCTTGTATGTCGGTTTAAACTCTTTATATTTAGACGCGGCTTTGAGTACATCGTAACTTAATTTAAGTCGTGTGCTTTCATCATAGCGTTTATTGTTTGCTGTTTCATATAGAGCGTCCATCAATCTAGCACGTAGACGATACGGAAGATAGTGCATGTTGATTCCTTCAAAACTACCACGTGATTGTCCTACTTTGAATATCAGTGGGAATCTGTCATAGTACGGCAGTTTTGCTTTTGTCTTAGGATCATAGAAGAAGAAATACATTCCCCCTAATGATGCTCTGTTAGCAAATCGACTCTTATCACGTACTAACTGTGCGGCCCCTCTGTCTCCTCTTACGTTTGATGTACGTGCTTGATTACGAAACCACTCTCTTGATTGTTGTGTACGTGCAGGTAGTTGTCCTTGTCTGATTCCCTTGACTAGTAAGTCATCAAAAACTGTTGCCATTTTTAAATAGTTCTTTCTCTGTGAGTATCATGAATTTCCATTTTCTGTCTTTACAATACTCTATTGTTGCTTCCCATTTACTCTTATTTATGCTCCATGTCTTGACTTCGTATAAATACTTCTTAGTTATGTTTCTTTGTGGAATCGGCTCTTGAGTCTCTTTGAAAGGCTTTACTTCGATAACGATTGTCTCTTTTTGATTATGCTTGTTGAGTACTTGAATGAGAAAGTCTGGATAGTAACGATGATAACGATTGTCTAACGGAGATTTATATGGTATTACTAACTCTTCAGAAGCCCATTTCAGTACGTTGGGATTCTGATCAAAGTAAACCATGCAGTTTCGCTCCCACAGAGAACGATAAATAATTTTTGTAGGATCGCCTTTGTATTTCTTCGGGAACTTGGGCGAAAACTTACCTTTATAACTCATAAGGATATGTATAATGCCGATCACAATAGGTAACGGAAACATCAATCTAAACACAGATATCAAAGCAATCAATGATGTGAAAGGTAAGCTTGCAAAGACGGGCATACAGTTTGACGGCAGTAATGTACGTATATCAGCAAGAGAAAAGTTTCTCAAAAAAGTAACACAGAGAGGAATCAAGGGACAGTTAGCTTCTCTATATTCGTCTAAGGGTGCGTCTAGCCTCACGTTTCCAGCCGATCTAGACGATGAACATTATATCATAATCAATGTAGTAAAGAGAAATAATCAGACAATTCGTGACGCAAAAGGTAAAGACGAAATACTACAATCAGTCGTGCTACCAATACCAGGCAATCTAGCAGTAGCATATGCCGCTCAGTACGAGAACACATCACTAGGGATATTAGGAGCGATGTCAGCAGGACGTGTAGGGGGAACATCACTCAGTTCAGGTGCTCAAGATGCAGTGGCCGCTATCGCAAACAAAGTCAGTCAATTCAACTCAGATTCGCAAAGCGTAGGAGAAGGAATCGCTCTAGGTGGAGTTTTAGCCGCAACGACTGGGATAGCGTCTAGAACATTATTAGGGGCCGCTCTCATCGGTGCTGGTGGAGTTTCAAGCGTAGTGACAGGACAGTTACTACAAGCAGGCCTTGCTATCAATCCTCATCAAGCTCAAGTCTTTCGTGGAGTAGACTTTCGTAGTCATCAGCTAGACTATAAGTTTGTTGCACGGAATCAAACAGAAAGCAACACACTCAAAAGCATCATCACAGCGTTCAAGCAAGCAATGCTACCTGGTAATGCTATTGGCAGTAGAGAGGGAAGTGCAGGACTCGCATTTTCATATCCAGAAGAGTTCACACTATCATTCGCTCCTCGTATTGCAAGCTACCTATACAAGTTCGGACGTTGTGTACTGACTAACTTTAACATTACGTATAACGGTGAAAACATTCCGATTTTTTTCGAGACTACAGGTGCACCAGTATCAATCAATATGAATATGACATTTCAAGAGACACAAGTATTAACAAAAGATGGATTTAGCACGTATGAGAACTCTCCTAACAGTCTAGGTGCTAATATAGATGCTGTTGATCAGTCTACTAATGACATGAACGCAGTGCTAGGAGAATAACATGAGTAATTACTTCACATTCTTTCCCACAATAGAGCATGATTTAAAAGATACAAATCAAAAGACAGAATTAACAAACATTCTGAGAAGATTTCGTGTGAAACCCAAGACAAAAAGCATTGCAAGCGTGTATTATGACTATACAGTACAAGAAGGGGATAGGCCCGACACGATAGCAGAGAAGTATTATGGAAGTTCAAAGCTCAGTTGGATAGTGCTACATTACAATGATATCATCGATCCGTACTATGATTGGCCACTGTTTGGTAAAGAGTTCACTCAATATATCATCGATAAGTATGGTTCAGTCACAAGTGCTACCAGTACTGTAAAACACTATTATAAAATACTTGCTGAGGAAAATGTGCTTTTTAATGGGGTTAAGCAAGCGAGAGAAGAGATAAGGATTGATTTAAAAACATATAATAGTCTAGCGAGTACCCCACTGTTAAGGCGTGCAGAAACGCAATATGACTACGAGGAAGCAGAGAACGAGAAGAAAAGACGCATAAAGATACTTGACAAACGCTATGCGAATCAGTTAATAAAAGAACTAGCATCGGTACTTAACTAATGGTAGACGCTAAAACAACAGGGCTACAAGGGACTGGAAGCTATCGATTCCCAGGAGACTTTATACTAGAGAGTTTAGACTACGTGAACAGAGATGGAGAAGTCTTTGGACTGAACGTGCTATACGAATCAGTCGACATATATCAGTGTATCTATCAGCCCTTTATGAAGTGTGAGATAGCTATCAACGACTCAGCTGGCTTTATCAATGAGCAACCACAATCTGTAGTAGGTGGTGAGATAATCTACATAGCGTTTAAGACAAGCGATCCAACTATGGAAGTGATTCGTTTAGCTTTTCTTGTGAACAGTATACTAGCGAGAAAGAGAACGAGTATTGGACGTGAGCAGTATATTATAGAAGCTTATTCTGCTGAACACTTCATGTCTATTGATAGAAAGATATCTAGAGCGTACGGATATCCAGCTGGACTTAAAGTGTCTGAGATAGTACAGAGTATACATGATGAGTATATGAATACGGAAGTGATTCGAAACATATATCGCTTCTTATCACAAAACGAAAGAAAAGTCAACAAAGAAAATTATTCTGTTGTACGAAATGACTTGACAACTGGCCTTCATCAGTGTACATTCCCAAACGTAAATCCTATACAAGCGATTCGTTATTTACAGAAGAGTGCCGTGAGTTCTGATACAGCGAGTCTCTTCTATTACTATGAGAACTTTAAAGGATTCCATTTCAAAAGTCTAGAGAAACTTGTGACTGAAGATGCAGTCTTTGATGAGTACGAGTATTATCCTTCTGCCCAAAATACTGATTCGTATAAGAGTGGCATGAATCATTTCTTTATTAAAGAGATGGAGCGTGTGAAAGATGTAGACATGACTGCAAATATGTCAGCTGGACTGTATGCTTCTACTATGATAGAGATAGATCCATTACGTAAGGACTTTAATCGAATCACTTTTGATTATGAAAACGAATCATTTGAAACATTAAACAAACTGAAAGTGCCAGGTGGTGCTAAGAGTGATGCTGTTATACATCTCAAGACATCACGAAGAGGCCATGATACTGATTCGTTTTTTAATAGCGAATCACCTATCTCTAGCCGAGATGTATTAAAGGACCAGAAAAGAGCATCATATCTCAGACAGATTACAAACAGTGTGATTCGCTTGACATTGTATGGCAATTCTGATATAAATGTAGGAGACACGATTGAATGTGTGTTTCATAATGCGACATCTTTTGAAGCAGGAAAAGAAGAAGATAAATATACGAGCGGAAAGTATTTGATTACTGACGCTCGACACAGAATTGGTAAGACAGATTACCTTACTATCATAGAGTGTGTGAAAGACACGGGTACTAAAGAGCGAACCGCAAATGCGTATATAGGGGCATCGAAAGCACAATGATTATATCACTTTTTGAGTTCATAACTTTAAATAAGTTTAAGCAACTGGAAGAAAAACTTATTTTATTTAACGGAGGAAAAAATTACGGACAGGTAGTTTTTATGGCTGGAGGGGCTGGCTCTGGAAAAGGTTTCGCAATCAAAAATTTTCTGGAGGGTAATAAGTTTAAAATAAGAGATGTGGACGAATGGAAAAAAGCTCTGATTAAACTTGCAAAAGCTAAGGATAGATTTTCGGAGATAGCCAATTTGGACTTGAAAAACCCGAAAGATGTTTTTAAATTACATCAGATTGTAAAAGAAAAAGGCATTAAAGATAGAACACTTGACTTATTATTACTAGGTGCTAAGAAAGGTAGATTGCCCAATATACTCTTTGATATCACTATGAAAGATAGTAATGATATTAGTGATGTTGCTCCCCAATTAATTAAAGCAGGTTATGATCCAAAAAATATTCATTTAGTATGGGTTCTTACAGATTATAAAGTTGCGGCAAAAGCAAATAAAGAAAGAGATAGAGTTGTTCCAGATGCTATACTATTTCAATCTCATCAGAAGGCCGCTATGAATATGCTTCAGAGAATTAAATCTATGGCATTCGGAAACAAAACTGGTATTGGTAGAAAATACGTAGACGGACAAGTCCATGTTGTTCTAAACAATAGAGATAAGACTTCTTTCTACGTAAATCCAAAAACTGGTAGATTATATACAGATAAGCCTCCACTCGTAAAAGATTTTTCTTATGTCACAATTAAAAAGAGTGGAAAAGAATATGAGAAAGATAGAGGCATCTTGGCACAAGTTCTACGTTGGACTCTAGATAATGCTCCACTTTCTCCGCAAGCTAGAAGTGCGATTCGAAAGAAATTTGATTTAGGTTGAAAGTGTAAAATACTATGGAAAAAAATTTTTTGGCGGCTAAAAAAAATCGGAAGTCTTTTTCGGAGTTTATTGCGGAGGAAGAGAAAGTAAAGATTCCAAATAAGGGAGATTTAGCTGAAGCAATATTAGCGTGTGGTATAGCGGCAAAGTTTTTTGATCCTACTGCCGTTGTTACAAGAGTATCGATAGAGAAGATGTTAGGTAAAGTTCTCTCTACCCGAAAAACACAACTAGACAGAGATGATAAAGTATCTTCTAAAACTACTGTAAAAGTTTCAGACACAATAAGTTTAAGTGTTGGTATACGAAAGAGAGAATGGGAGTTTATATCAAATCGAAAGAACTGGGACTTGATTGATTGGCAGTTTGCGTCTGTTGCAAAATACTGTAACACATATAAAAGACTTTTACGATACGCAAGTTTACTTTATCGAAATAATAAAGAAAATAAAATTGTTGTAGATGCTGATGGACTATCTGATCAGAAAGGTACAAAAGCTGATATCAAAGTAAAGATTGATAATAAAGTTGTTAACATGCAGATGTCACTCAAAGTGACTGGTGGTGATCAGATTGGACAAATGTCTGGTGTACCATTTGATAAGCAAGTAAAACTATTTGAACTTCTCGGTGTTGATGTTACACCAGCTAGAAAAAAATATGATGAACTAATTAATAAAGTAGATATAGGACTTGCCTTTACACATAGAGATGAAACAAAGAAAGGTTTAGGTAGACAAATACATCTTGCGGTAAGAGAAGCAAATCTTGTTGTACATAAAGAAGCAAAAAAACAATTAGATGCTAAGATGGAAGCCAAAGATGCAAAGTTTATTGATCAAGTAACAGACTTTTTAAGAAAAGCGGCGACTGGTAATGATCCTACAATCGAAGTTGTAAAGTTAAGCACAAAAGGTTATAAAAGAGCTAAGTTTGGAAAAAAATATGTTCAGAATGTAAAAGATGCAATGCCTCATTTAAAAGTAGATGTCAACAAACAACCTGAAGGCGATGCAGAAACAGTTATATATGATAGTAGAATAGGTAAATCAAATAGTGCGGCGGCTCGACTTTTTAAAATAAGAGGTAAAATAATTTTTGAGTCTAAAACAACGAAAACAGAGGGCTATCATTTAAAAATTTACGTAAGAAATCTGATAGAGTCAGGAGACTTAATGTTTGACTTAGCATCAGATTTATAGGAGGCTATAATGGCAGAAAAAGAAGAAAAATTCTTACAAGAAATCAAAGAACCAAAACATACAGATGATCCACATGACTCTGCAACGAAAGATGCAATTGATGGATATATTGAAATTGACAACTTCAAACCTGGTGGTGTTGGACAGAGTAAAACAATAAACGTAAAAAAAGTAATTATAAAGAATGGGGAGAAAGTTTTTGTCGATGAAGAACTTCCTAGGGACAAATGATTTTATATGGTTCTTCGGGGTTGTCGAAGATCGTAATGACCCTGTACAACTCGGACGTGTGCGTGTCAGGTGTTATGGTTGGCACACCGATGATAAGAACGAAATACCTACTGACAGTCTTCCGTGGGCAGTCCCTATCCAAGATGTCACTTCAGCAGGCGTCAGTGGAAAAGGTAAATCGCCTACGGGAATCGTTGAAGGATCGTGGGTTATTGGATTCTTCGCAGACGGGCAAGAGGCTCAAGAACCCTATATAATGGGAACGATTGCTGGAGCGCCTAAGTTTTCAGCAGATACTTCAAGAGGTTTTAATGATCCAAATGGTGTATATCCAAAATATGTTGACGAGAGTGATGTTAATAAACTTGCGAGAGGTACTCCAACTATTAGCTATACTCCTGATGGAACTATTGGAGCGCCTAAAGCGTCTTACGCGGCCGAGTACCCACTCAATCATGTAACAGAAACTGAAAGTGGCCATGTCATCGAAGTTGATGATACGGCTGGTGCAGAACGTATTCATGTTTTTCATAAGTCAGGAACTTTCATTGAGATACAGCCTAGTGGTGATGTAGTCATACGACAGAAAAATAATTTTCAAACCATATCTGGTGATAACAATATACACACGACTGGTAACTTAAATTATTTTGTTGATGGTGATGTAAACTTTAATACAAGAGGTAACTTCAATGTCACTACGTTTAAGAATGTCGATATCAAATCAAAACGAATAGATTTGAATAGTACGACTGGTAGTTTATATATACCTGAATTGGTTGATGATCCAGTATTATTCGAAACAAATATCGTAAAGCTCACGCCTGAAGAAACACAGATAGAACCAGGTGTAGAATATCCAGATAATCCAGAACAAGTAGAACAAACTGACGGTAAGAATCCAGAAGATGTAAAATATCCAGAGAAGACACCTGCTACTTGCGGTTCACCTGATAATCCACACAGAAATCCAATTGATGTTGCAATAGAACTTATGAACGAAGGTGGTTGGAAAGAAACAGGTAGTAATCCTAAAATTAAGTTTCTTTGGGACGAGATTGGTTATAATGGTTCTAAGTATGCAGATAGAACAGCGTGGTGTGCTGTGTTTGCTGGTGCAGTACTCAAGCGTTCAGGTAATAAGTATATACAAACAGCATCATCACAAGCATACTCTCAATATGGTACTGAAGTGGCAACAGCACAAGGTGATAAAATAGATTTGACAAATCTCAAGAGAGGAGATATATTGGTATTTCAAAGAGGTGGTTCAGCAAAAGGAACAGGACACGTTGCGTTTGCTACAGGTAAATTTACAGATACACATATAGAAGTTGTTGGTGGTAATCAGAGTAATAGTATTACACAAAAGAGTTATAAACTTAGAGGTGGTTTCTTCTGGAGACTAAGAACAGTTAGAAGAGCAGTAGCGTGTGATGATGGCATTACACCAGCTCCAACATCTACAGCGATATAATGCCAGGTATAGTTCGAGCAAATACTGACAGGAATGTTAAGCATGAAGATCCAGTTACACCATTACCTTTTCATTCATTCCCTTATGTTAAGACTGGTGCTAATGTATTTGTAAATCGTAAACCTGCAATTGTCGTTGGTGATAAAACATCTTGTGGAGATGAAGCATTAGAAGGATCGCCTAACGTTTTTATCAATGGTAAAGCTGTGCATAGAAAAGGTGATGCTACAAAAGGACACGACAAGTTTCTACCTAGCAGTGCAGAAACAGGTTCAGAAAATGTATTTGTAAATGGTGATTAATAGTTATAAATAGACAATAGTATTTTATCATTATATGAAGGAAGAGTCAAGTGAATTATCATGATAGTTTGTTAAATCTTTTTGAAACATATGTAAGAGAGAGTGATAAGTTTGAAAAAGGAAATAAATCTGCTGGTACAAGAGCAAGAAAAGCTTTGGCAGAAATATCTAAAATTTGTACTATAAGAAGAAAAGAGATACAAGAGAAGAAGAATGCCTGAAACCAGTCAAGTTATATACAGCGATTTCGATAATCAATTTATCACAAATCCTATTACAAAGTCTTTAAATAAAAAGACTAATAGAGATGCAGTTAAACAAGCTGTAAAGAACTTAATATTGACTGATTTCGGAGAACGTCCTTTTAATGCAGACATTGGTTGTAGTATTAGAGGATATCTATTCGAACCTTTTACTGCGTATCTACAAGATCAAATAAAAGAAGCCGTCTTTACTACGATACGCAACTATGAACCAAGAGCCAATATTATTGATTGCTTAGTAGAAGATAGAATAGATTTAAATGCTATATCAATAACAGTTGCATTCGAAATCGTAAATGATCCTCAAGCAATTGTACTAGATGTAATTTTAGAAAGAGTAAGATAACATGTCTGCTAACACATACTTAAATATAACCGAAGTTGATTTTGCTGATATCAAATCTAATTTAAAAACATATCTACAATCTCAAACGCAGTTCAACGACTACGATTTTGAAGGTAGTAATATGTCTGTTTTGTTGGACGTATTATCATACAACACACACTATAATGCATTTTACACTAATATGCTTGCAAACGAAATGTTTCTTGATACAGCACAGCAAAGAGATAGCGTAGTATCTAGAGCAAAAGAATTGGGTTATATCACACGTTCTGCAAGAGGTGCAAGTGCAAATGTCACAATCACTTTTACAGGTGTATCAAACGCAATATCAGAATTTGCACTACCAAAGAATACAACATTTACAACAAGTATAAACAATAGAACATTTACATTTGTTACACCTGAAACAAACATAATAAAGAATATATCAAATGCATTTTCAAAAGCAATTACAATTACAGAGGGTACACCAATCACACAAGAATTTACAGTGAATGATGCATCACCTGTTAAGTATATTATACCAAATGAAAATGTAGATACAAGAAGTATTCGTGTTACAGTAAAAGAATCCTCAAGTTCTTCTGCGAATACTATATACACACAAGCGACAAATATACGTGAAGTGAATAATCAATCGGCTGTTTACTATTTACAAGAAACACATGACAAGCAATATGAAATATTATTTGGTACTGGTTCTCTTGGTAAGCCTGTAGTAAACGGAAACGTAATACAAATAGAATATAGGGTATGTCATGGTATACAGACAAACGGCGCTAATACTTTCTCTATTGATAGTTTATCAGTTACTCCTAGTTACACAAGCACTAGTCTCTCAGTAAACTCAGTTGCAAGAGGTGGAGTAGAAATAGAAAGTATTGATAGTATAAAGTTCAATGCACCAAGAAATTATAAAATTCAAAATCGTGCTGTAGTTGCAAAAGACTTTGAAAGAATAATATTAAATGAGAATACTAATCTATCATCAGTTATAGCTTTTGGTGGTGAAGAAGCTGTTCCTGCCGTACACGGAAAAGTTTATATTGCAATCAAACCTCAAGGTGAGTTGATTCCTACAGCTACACTCAAAGATGAAATAAAGAACTCTATTCAAAGTAGAACAATGTTAGGTATTGATCCAGTAATTATAGATCCAACTTACTTATATGTAATACCCACCATCACAACTTACTACGATACACTCAAAGCGAATATAGGTACTTCAGCAATACAAACACTTGTGAGAGATTCTATAACCAATTATTCTACCAATAATTTAGAACAGTTTGGTAAGAAACTACGATATTCTAGATTCGTGCGTGATTTAGATAATACAAATGACGCAGTGCTTAATAATGAAGCAGAATTTACAATGCAAAAAAGATTCGTACCAAGCGAAACAACCGCAACTCTAGTAGAATTAGAATTTCATAACGCTATCGAAACAAACTCTGTATCATCTACAACATTTACTTTTAATAACTTTATCGCACAGTTAGATGATGATGGTTTAGGTAATATTAGAATGTTTAGATTTAACACAGAAAAACAGCAAGTGTTTATAAACTCTACAGCTGGTACAGTAAACTATACAACAGGTAAAATATCATTAAATAGTTTTATTGTTTCTGCATATGACGGTATTGAAATAAAAGTAAATGCCAAACCTGCAAACAAAGATATCGTACCTGTAAGAGAACAAATCATAATTATATCTTCTGCCGATGCAGTAATTAATACACAAGCAGAGGTTAGTAATTAATGGCACTTGATGCAAAACTATCAACACTAGTAGAAAATCAGTTTCCTGCTTTTTATAAAGAAGAAGGTCCGAAGTTTCTTGCTTTCATCAAAGCATATTATCAGTATCTAGAAACGACTGGTAAACAACAAGATATTCAAAGAAACTTAAAAAACTACAAAGATATTGATACTACATTAGATGAGTATATACAATACTTTCGCTCAGAGTTGATGGCAGAAATACCTGATGATGCTCTTGCTGATAAAAGACTACTTGCCAAACGCATTAAAGATTTGTATACAACGAAAGGTACAATTGATTCGTATAAGTTATTATTTAAAATACTTTACGATGAAGATGTTGAAATAAACTTTCCTGCTGATCAGATGTTAAAAGTATCTGATGGTGATTATAGAATAGATAGATATCTAATCACACATCATGATCCTAGAGGGTATACGTTTATAGGTAAAACAATAAAAGGTTCTGATAGTCAAGCAGAAGCCTTAGTAGAAGATGTTAAAAGACTCGTAGCTAAGAATAGAGATATTGATCAAATACTTCTATCAAATGTAAAAGGCTCTTTCAATCATTTAGAAGCAATTCAATTAAAAGATTCACCTGCTAGTGGTGGTTATGCACCTATTGTTGAGTGTGGCATTCGTAAAGTTACAGTAGCAACAGGTGGTGGTGAATATAGAAAAGGTGATATTGTTGATATAATATCTTCTAAAACAGGTGCGTTTGCAAAAGCAGTTGTCACTGATACATCAGATTTACAGAGTAAAGTTAATTTTAATATTGTAGATGGTGGTTCAGGATATGTATCAAGTGAAGAGAATGAAGGAACAATATTAGAGTATATTGGTGGAGATGGAACAGCACCTGCAAGTTTTAGAATATTAGCTGGTGATTTGACTGATACATTTTCATTAAGTTTATGTACAAATAAGTTTATAGCTAACACCGTTTTTGGTGCTACTGCTCCTAGAGTTACATATGCAGACACCTCATTAGGTATTATGAATACACATGCCAATACTTTATTGTCTTCACCTGATTTTGGTTTTAGAGAAGCGAGTGAGACTCTTCATGCAGGAACGAATTTTAGAACAAATGCTAATGCTGTTTTAGTTCTTGCATCTGGATCTGATCCAGGCGTTGTAGTTGGTGATAGTTTATTTGGTGTTACATCTTCTGCAAATGCTATAGTAAAAGCAGTTCGTAGAGCATATAATAGTACAAATGTGGTGTTAGCAGTAGACACATTTAAAAATTTTCAAGCAAGTGAAACAGTAAAGAAAACAACATCTACAGGCGCCACAGTAGGTACAGTAGGTTCAGGTGGTTTCTTTGCAAACACAATAGGTTATCATGTTGTACAAGTTGCAAATACTGATGGTGGTGGAGGTATACAACAAGGTGATGAAATAGTAGGTATGCGTAGTGGTGCTTTTGGTGTTGTAAAAAAGATATTAGATATTACAGCTAGTAATACATACGATCATAGTGGTAATGGTAGT